TCCCTGCGAGATAATCTGCGACGAGATCGCGTGATCCGCCAAGACGTTTGCCAGTTCTTTCTGGTCCGTCGTTGCAAGTTTGTCGAGGATCACCGAGACCGTGCACTGCGGACCACGCCGCCGCGCACTAATCCCAGCGATCGCTTCTGCTAGGTTTCCCATCAGCCACAAGCCTCCTACTGCTTCGCTGCTGGCGATTGCCGAGCCCCGCTCGGACGGTCGGTATCTCCGACCTTTACTTCTTCTCTTTGATTCCAAACGCCGTTTGTTTAGGGTCAAGGTACTTGACCAGCACCTGAAGGCCCGAGGCAAGACCAGCCGAGAGCACAATGCTCATGTTTGGTCCGTCGATTTGGAGTAATGGCACTCCGAGGCCCAACGCGCATGAGATGGATACGAGCAAGAAACAGCGGCTGAACTCAAGAAGGGCTTCGTCAATGCCGGTGTTGTCCTTGATGTGCTTGAGGAATGCGATGATCTTTGCGGTCATGGTGTGTTCCTTTCCTGTCGCGGCGGTTGCCGCGGCGATAACGTTCACGCCCTCAGAGGCGATGCCCTTCCAGTCGGCGTCCTTGAGCTGCTCCAACTCTTCGGCGACCGTGGGCGACTTCTTGGCCGTCACTTGGCGGTCACAATCAGAAGCGCCTTGTAGTCGGCGGAGATGACGCCAGCCTTTACCTTGCTGCTGGCGATTTGTCGAAGCTGCGCCTCGGTGACGGGGACGGCAAACTTCTCGGCATCCGTCTTGTCGTCGCGCGTTGGGCAGGCCCACTGGAACTTGTGATCGGCGCACCACGCGGCGGAGGTCATGTGCCCGTAGCCTTTCTTGAAGTGAGCAGGATCGGTCTTCGCCCACCACTTTGCCCAAGCGTCGTGCCATTTCGAGATGTGCACTTCAGGCGGATAAAATGATGGACCCTGTTGGACCCAGACCATAAGCGCCGCGCCAGCCTTGGCGGCGGTCATTGCGTCGTCCCATGACTTTGCGTATCTCGCCTTGGCACCGAGCACGGCAATCGTCTTAGCAGCCTCGGGGAGTGAGCCGCCTGCGTCGTTGACGCCTTGCTTATCCTTGCGCCCGGTGGCCTTCTCAAACGCTGCAACGCCGTCAGCGGCGGAGAAGTCCTTGCCGGGTGCGTACTGATTCACCCAAGAGACGCACGCAGCGGAGCTGCTCCAGGTGCAGTCGTCTAGGATCTGATTGGCGACGCCTTTCACTTGAGCCTCGGCGTCGGCGTAGAGTTGCGACTTGACGCGGTATTGCATCAGGCGATTCCCTTCTTGACGATAATTGCGATTGCGCGCCCTGCGGCTTCGTGATCCAGCGCGGCGCTTACGGGAAAGCCTTCGGTCACGCCCTCGGCGTAGTCGTTGCCGTCCTCAGCACGAATCCACAAGGTGCCGCCGTAGGCGCTGTTGTTATCATTCGGGACAAGCGCCACCCACTCACCGGGGGCGGTGTCAATCTTCGTCCAGCCCTGCTCGTGGATGTCCTCAATGTGATCTGCAGTCGTCATCTAGTCGCCGTCCTTCCATCGCAATGGGCCCGTTGCGAGCCATACCAACGTGAGCCCTAAGAACAGGGCGGTCATCGTGCTTTGGGTTTCGCTGCCGGACGGCAGTGCCAGTAAGGCAAACAGCAGTCCAATCACTACCCAGAGGCCAGAGATCAGATCGTTGATGAAGCGCTTCAACATGGTTCATTTCGCCTTTCGGATGTTGGTAGCAGCCGCTGCCGCTGCGGATGCGATTTGGGAGATGACCAGCGCGACGGCGACGGGGCGCGCTTTGGCTTTCTGCGCGGGGCTGAGGTCTTGCCCGAGCTTGGTGATCTTTGAGACCGCGGCGCCGACCGCCTCAGCAACCGCTTTCGTTGCCGCGTCTACCGCTTGCGATACGGCCTCAACGGCATTTGCCGGAGGCTGCGGTGTTTCTGTAGGCGTAGGTGTGGGCTCCATCGAAGGCGACGCTGCAGGAGACGGATCAGGTGATGAGGACTCAATCGGTGACGGTGATGGCGTCGGCGGTGGTGTTGGCGTAGGTGTCGCGGTAGGCGACGGGCTTACGACTTCTGAAGGACCAGGGCGAGTAGTAGGAGTAGCGCTAGGAGTAGGTTCAGGCGTAGCAATTGGCGTAGGTTCCACGGATGGTGACGGTTCGGGCGTCGGCTCGGGTGTGGCAGTCGGGTCCGGTGTTGGAGATTCGGTTGGTGATGGGTCAATGGTCGGCTCCTCAGTTGGCGTCGGGCTTGGCGTTGCCTCCGTTGACGGTTCAACCGACGGCGATGGTTCAGGGATTGGCAGTGGGGAAGTGGTGAGCCACGCAGGCGGGACAGTGCCGTAGCCGCTTGGTGATCCGTAGTCAAGGCGTGCGCACGCGCCACCACCCCACTCAAACATCCAGACGTCTAGTGCGTAGGACTGAGCGGCGACCAGTTGCGAGTAGCCCTCGTTCGGTCCCGACCAGTGCCCGCCGCAACCGTGGAAATTCCAGTCGTCAATGGTCACCACGCCGTCCAGCGTCATGTACCAGCCGTCATCGCTCCAGTTGAGGAACTCCCATTGGCCGCTTTCTGGAACGGTAAGCCAGCCAGAGAAGTGCACCATGAACTGGTCGCGTGGGCAACCGTCGGAGACGACGCCTCCACCCCAGTCAAAGTCAATGTTCGGGACGACGGCGACGTAGCACGGCTCCCAATCAGGCGGCGTCTCCCACGGGTGAAATGCCTGCGCGGTGAAGCCGCTGTAGACGGTCATCGTCACGCCTGGCTGCGGCGGCTCTTCAGCTCGGACGATCGGAAGGAAGAAGATTGTGGTGAAGATCAGACCGAGGAGCGGGAACGCAACGCGTTTCATTTACCTTGGGACTGAAGCCAGGCAAGCAGGGCGCCAACACCCGAGACTCCCAAAAAGGCGCCAATTCCCTTGAGGACGGTGAGGCCGCCCTTCATCTGGTCAAGCTGGGACTGAAGGCGGTCAATCTTTTCGCTCTGCGCGTCAAGGCGCTCAATGATTGCATCTACCTGGTTGCGAGTCATGCTGGCTCCTCGGTTGGTGGGGGCGAGAACTCGCCCGTGGTTGCATCATAGGTGCCGCCGATCCAGGCGGGGAGGTCCGTGGTGATAAGCGAGGTAGCGCCAAAGAGCGCCGCGTAGGTTCGCAGGAACGCGTCGCGTTGCACTTCGTTGAGCTCGCCCGCAATGACTTGCACGACTACGTTTTGAGAATTGAGAAAGATAGTATTCATCAGGCGATGTACGCGACGACAACGATTCCGTCGCCGCCCTTTCCGCCCGTCCCCGCCGTGGCGGTTCCGTCTTGTCTCGCCGTAGCCGAAGGGTATTGCCACGCAACTCCGCCACCACCACCGCCCCCCGCGCCGCTGTTTGCCGAAGCAGTTCCGCCCGCCCCACCTGTAATCGATACGATTGCAGTTCCACTGCCCGTGTAACTTGTGAGATTGTAGAAGTAGCCGCCTCCGGCTCCTCCGCCGCCGCCGTTTCCGCCCGCGCCGCCCGCGCGAATTTCCGACGGACTGTCGTTCTTCCCGCCATATCCGCCAGCCCCGCCGCTCGCAATGATTCCAGCCGCACCGCCTGCTCCGCCTGCGCCGCTAGTGACGTTTAGGGTAGTTACCGTGCCACCTGCAACCGTTACGGTTCCGACGCCGGTTCCTCCCGCGCCTCCAGCCGTAAACGTTGAGTAGACGGGCATCTGGGGCGTCGCGTATTGCGTGCTCACGGTTCCCGACGGGTCAGCGGTCAGAACGTTGGTACCTGCAGCGAGCGTTGCTGCTCCGCCCACGCTTGCGAGCAATGCAAGTCCGTAGATTGTCGTCGTCGCTGTTGCCCCAGCGATACCTCCAGCCGAACCAGTTCCAGCCGTGCTTGCGTTTGCGCTTCCTCCACCGCCGCCTGGAATTGAAAGATAAGAGCCGAACGTCGTAGCGCCCCCGTTTGCGCCGACTCCGCCGTATGCTTCAATGGCGGTTCCTGCATTGCCGCTGGCTTTGACCGTCACGGCCGCGGTGCCACCAACCCCACCCGCTCCAATGCCGATTGAGATTGTTGAGACGTCGCCGACGTAAAGGTTTTGTGCGTAGGCCCAACGCGAAGACGCGCCTCCGCCGCCGCCAAATGGCCCTGCGCCGCCCGTAGTGCTGTTGGCGCGGCGCACGCTGCCACCGCCTCCACCGCCACCTCCGCCAACGGCAATGACGCCAACGAGATAATTGACTCCGGTTGGTCGCGTCCAGGTTCCCGACGAGGTGAACGTCTCGGTCACAAGGAAGGCAGAGTTAGCGCCGACCTTGGTGGAGAGCAGCGCGGATTGGATGGTGACGCTCGTTCCCGAGGTCACGTCGGCGGTCGCGGTGAGGGTGAACGTCACGTCAACAATCTCGGCGCTTGCGTTGATGGCCGTCCCATTGGTCGTGGTGAATCCGCTGAGGCTCGTCCACGTCGTGTTGTCGTAGACCGTCCCCACGGTTGCCGATCCAACGCTTGAACCGCCGCCGTCGTAATAGACCACGGAGGCGGCGAAGTTCCATTGCGTCGTGCTGGAGTACGTTCCGTTCTTGGTGAGCACGGCAAAAAGTTTCTGGCGCAGGCCGAGGTTGTCGTCGTTGGCGGGAATGTAGGAGCGAGTCTTCAGCACGAACGTATCGCCCGAGACCGCGGTCGTCGGGTCAATCTTGACGCCCCAGGTGCCCGTCGCCGTGGAAAACGACATGGTTGCCGAGATGTTGCCGGCGGAAGAGTCGTCGACCGACCAGTACGGGAGAGGGTTGGACGAGTCGCTGATTGCCGAGCTGACGTTTGGCGGCGTCTGGTTGAAGGTCGGGTTGGCAAGGGTGTAGATGGATTGCAAGAGCGGTGCAGCGCCGAGCGGGCTGTCGCCAAAGCTGTTGCCTGAAGAGATTACTCGGTTCCCTGAGGCGTCAACGATCCCCGACATGCGGGCGACGAGCGAGTTGTCTGACGAGCCGAATCGGTCTGCCATGTTCAGCCTCCTACTTGATAAGCGCGGTGAGGGTATTCACCCCGCGGCGGTTGAAGGTGATGCGGACAACTTGGTAGAACGAGCCAGGCTCCAGCGACCAGTCCACCTGCTCGATGCGGTACAAGCCAGAAAGCGCGAGGGGGCCTGCGTTGATCTCCACCCATTGGCCCGGTTGCCATGAGTTGACCATTGAGAAGGTTGTCGCGGTCCCCGTCAGACCCGTGGTAGTTCCCGTTCCCGATCCTGCGACCTTGAACGTAGTGGAGTCGGCGCCGACGATGGTTCCACCCGTGACGGTGTAGCCGGACGATGCAAGCCCGAGGCTTGCGGTGGTGACGAGTTGCCCCACCGCAAAGGTTCCCGCACTTGACGAGTAGGTGTACGTCATGGTCCCAGCCGCGGCGCTGACGCCCGTGACGGTTGCGGTGCCGTTGACCGCGTAACCTGCGGTGAAGCCAAGGTTGTTCCACGAAGCGGTTCCCGCACCGCGTAGCTCAAAGGTAGAGCCCGCAAGAAGTGGCACCGAACGCTCAAGGAAGAATGATGAGGCGGTGCGGGCAAGCGTCTTCGTAGCGTCGGCGCCCGTGGTGAGGGAGTAGTCCACCACCTGGTCAAAGACGGGTGAGCCCGGGCGCGAAGCGTAGCCCGCCTTCGTGTACGTCAACGTCTGCGCGCCCGCCCCCGAGGCGCTAAGGAAGATGCCTTGCTTGACCGCGTTGTGATCCCAGCGGATTGCAAGGGCGAACGACGAGATGACCGACTTTCCAACGGTGTCGGGGTTCTCGTTGCCGGTGATCGCAATGGCGTAGGGCGCGGTGGCAAAGGTTGGCTTCACGGTCGTGTCGGCGGCGGCATAGTTGAGCCGCGCCTGGTTGTCGACCCAGTACCGACGCACCCGCTGATCTTGCCCCGTGTACGCCTCAATCACGGTATCCAACGCGCCGCGCAGGGTGCTTGCGTTAATAACGAAGTTGGTGGAGTTCGGCTGCTCGGTCAACGTAGAATCCTTGGGCGCGGTGATCATGGTCGTCGTCCCAGTTGCGAGCAGGCGCTGCACGGCCTTGTCCGAGGAGTGCTTGACGTTTGCAGCGGCAAGCACCTGCTTGACCGCATCCGACTCCCGAGTGCCTGGCTGGATGGTAATCGTGGAGGTGAGCGCCGCCGTTGACGAGTTGAGCGGGATCACGTTTGCCTGCTCGTAGACAGACAGTTTTGCGTTGGTAAGGCTAAAGACGGGGGTGCCGCTAACTTGCCAGCCCGCGTCATAGATTCTTGGTAGGAGCATGTTAGTCGCGGCTACCACTCCCGAACCCGAAAGACTAAAGGTCAGTGGCGTTCCGTTTATCGCTCGCACAAAGGCCGCGCCCGTAGAGGCGACGCCGTCAACCTTGAACGTGCCGCCGCTCGTATACGCCAGACCCGTGATCACTACGCTGGTCTTGTAGGTGTCGGAGCCGATGGTGTACGTCGGGGTCAACGCGTGCCGCTGTCCCGTTGAGACAACCTGCAAGAATCCAGTTGCGTTCGCAACCGCTGAGATGCTCGTGATGGAGACGGCGTTGATGGTGTTGCCAGCGGCGTCGGTCGAGGTTGGAGCGGTGCCGTCTGCCGTTCCATAGACGTAGGTGAACTGGTTAGTCGCCGCGTTGACGCTCGTGACCGCCACGTTTGTAACGTTGAACCCCGACGCCAACGCCGTTCCTCCGCCGATGACGTTGCGAATGGTGATGTTTGTGGCGGGCGAGGTCGAGAAGTTGTGCGGGGTCAACGTGGTCACGGTGACGGTTCCGCCCGAGGAGACGGGCGGCGTGCCGAAGTCAATTGTTGCGGTGGTTGCAGGGGCGCCCACGGCGACCAAGCGGTCCAGCGTGCCGTTCAGGTCAATGAGCCCAACCTGCGCGTCCGTACCTTGACCGCCCTTGTTGAGCTGCGCGTCTACCGAGTCCAAGAATCCGACGAAGAGGATGTCGGAGAAGTCTGCGGCGGGCGTTGCCCCAGTATTTGCCTTAATCATGCGGAAGCGTGTCTGGTCGGGGATCGTGGTAAACCACGGGCCCGTAGACGGGGTGACGTCTTGGTGCACCATGAAGCCGAGCGACGACGGCTGAGAGTCGCCCGAGGCGCCCATGCTCACTGAGCCGAGTTCGATGTAGAGCGCGTTGTTGCGCGCCGTGCCCGAGGTGTAGTTGATCGTCGGCGGGAGCAGGTCCACGGAGGCAACCGCCGAGGTGACCGTTGCCGTGCCGCTTGCGGTTCCGAAGACGTAGGTAAACGCCGTGCCACTCGTGACCGTCGCCGTGCCGACGCCGTTGAACGCCGTGCCGGCTCCCGTCATTCCCGCCATTTGCACCACGGCACCCGTCCACAATCCGTGCGAGGACGAGGTGGTGACCGTGACGGTACCGCCCACGCCGATCGCGGAGGCGACCGGGTTGACGTCCATGTACAGGCAGAACGGCGCGGTGCCTGCCATTTACTTATTCCGACCAGTGACGCGGGAGTTTGGGGCGATGTTCTTTGACTGGAAGTAAAGCTCGGTGTTCAGCGAGGAGTAGGCGTCACGCCCCATCTTCCAGGTGCTCTTGACCGTGACCGCGGGAGCCCATGGCGTAGTGGCTCCGCCTCCGTATGCGGGCACCATAGGCGTTCCGTTCTTGATCGGGTTGAACGGGGTCGTCCCTTTTCCGGGTCCGATGACGGGCTGCTTTTTCGCTTCCGCCTTGAGGCCGTCTTGAATCTTTCTGCCAAGGTCTCGCTGCGCGCGATCCGCAGCGCGCTTCGCCTTAGCGGCTGGAGAGTTTTCTCCCTGCGCGATCTGGTTGATCGTTGCCACCACGGCGGCAACGGCAAGGACCGCAAGAAGGAATGGAACGGCGGCGGCAACCGTTAAGCCGCCTGCGGCAAGCGTTCCGCCTGGGGCGGCCGCAGAGCCCAGGGCGCTCCCAGCGGTTGCGGTGCCAAGGTTCCCAGCGAACTTCTTGATTAAGATTGCGACGGCTTGTCCGGTTAGCCCCTCGGTCATGCCTTCAATCACGCCCTTTGCAACGGTTCCCGCAAAGTACGCCTGAATCGGGTCAACGCCCGAGGCAATAAAGTTAGCGGCAATAGCGCCGCGGATGCCGCCGAGTGCTGCGCCAAGGCCCGTCAGGGCGACGCGAATAGAGCCGCCTGGTCCGAGGATGTCGTTGGCGGACTTCCCCATGCCGACAAACTTGTCGATCAGACCTTGAATGTAGTCCTTAATCTTTGGGATAGCGCCTTCAACCGACGAGACAACGCTTGGTAGTTTGGCAAGGATCTTGGTCGCAATGGTATCCGCGAACGCTTGGATCTTTGGGAGGTTCTGAGTAATGTCGCCAATGACCTTGGCAAGGATTGGCTTTAGCCCGTTGAAGACCTTGGTGACGGCGGGGAGCAGGGCGGTTCCAATGCTCTCCTTAAGCTCGCGAAGGTTATCTTGCACAATTGCAAAGGAGCCGGCAAAGGTGTTCGCGTAGGCTTCCGTGGACCCCGTGAACTTGGCGTTGATTGCGTTGACCGCCGCGAGCCCCTTGATCTGGTTGTTGATGGTCTTTGTAGTGGAGACGACGACCGCCTGGCCCTGCTTGTCCAGCTTGATCTTTTCGCTCGTGACCTTTGTGCTGGTCTTGAGCTCAATGCCAAGCTGCTTTGCGGCTTTGCCGTTTCCCTGGTACGCCTTGCCAACAAGGGCGGTCGCCTCGGCAAGGCCCATGTGCTTGGCGCGCGCAACCTCCATCGCAACCGTGTTGATCTTTTGCGCGTCCGAGAACTTCTTGGTGAACTGGGTTGCCGTGGCAATAGACGCTCGGGTTTCGTCGTCGGTGAACGCGAGTTCTTGACCCTTTTTGATTAGAGCGTCCACGCTCTTAAGGTTGGCGTCGGTTGCCATTTTGCGCGCCTTAAGGACGGCAACGAGGCCAGTGGACGCGACCTGGTCTTCAGCCGCGGCCTTGACGGCGCTTGCGGCAAAGGCGATCACCCCAGCGGTTGCAAGCCCGACGCCCGCGCCGATTTTCTTAAAGTCGGAACCGAAGGTGCTTGCGGTTGAGGAAACGGCCTTGAACGACTTTCCGAGTAATCCCGCCTCAACGCGGATCTTGCGCATTGGGCGAGAGACGGCATCTTTCCCGACGATGCCAACGTTGATCTGTCGATCGTTAGACGCCATGGCTATTCTCCCGTCTGTCTTGCGCGGATGTTGAGGATGCGCTGTTGGAAGGCATCGTCAACGAGGAATTTGTTGGTGATCTTTGCGGTGTTGGCAAGCATCTTTGGCGAGGCGCGCTCAACAGCGGCGGGGACGAATGGGCGGCCGGTGAAGCCTGGGTGTTCCACGCGGCTCACCACTTTGGAGCCGAAGTGAAGGAAGCGGTGACGACGAGCCTCAATGCTGTGCGGTCGAGCTCCCTTAGTGTAGATCCAGGCGTACCACGCACCCTTGCGATCAGAGCGGCGGGCGCCGAGCCCAATGCCGACAACCGAGGCAGGCGTCATGAACCGCGAGGCTCGCGCGCGGATAGCGCCGCGAAGTCTTCTGGTGCCGTATTTCTGACTTGGCACCTGGGCGCGGACGTCGGGGACAATGGATTTCGCGCCGCTGGTCAGGGCGGATTGCAAGACCGTTGCGAACGTCTTTGCGTCGTAGCGGCGTTCGATCTCGTCCTCAAACGCCTTGAGCGCTTGATACGTCTCGTCGGTGAACTTCACCTCAAATTCTGATTGGACCCGCCCCATCGCCTTTGGATTGTTTGGCATCATCGCTCCTTTGGGGTCAGGTCCTGCTCAAGTTGCCAAGCGCGGAGCAGAGCGGCGCCGTCCTCCTCCTCCAGAATCTCGTGGGGGAGTTTGTGAAAGATCTTGGCGAGCAGGTGCGCGATTACCTCGATCGACGGAACGACCGGGTGACCGAGGGCGATTCTCGTCGCCTGCTGCCTCAGCGAGGGGGGAGCGTCGCCATGGCCTCCGACCAGAGCGTGATCGCCTTGCCGACCGCGTCGTAGTCGCAGACGGTTGCAGCCGACGCGGCAACGCCGCCCTCGTCATCCGGAAAGTTGTGCTCAACGCAGATGGCGTCCCACGCCTCGGCGATACGGTCAAAGTCGCCCGACTGCAGGTCCTGCAGGCGCTTGAGCGGAAACGTCACGCGAAGCGTGGCGGTCCAGCCGACCCACGGCTCGGGAAGGTTGATTGTGACGGTGCGGGATTCTGGTCGCTTTGCTGCGGTTGCCATGAGATGCCTCCTACTTTTGTTGGATGAAATAAACGCCCCCCAAGCCCGAAGGCTCAGGGGGCGCGACGCCCCCAATCACGGGAGCGATTAGATCACGGGAGAACGGCGAGCGTGTCGCTGATTACGCGGATGCGGAGTGCGGCACCGCTGACGGTGTCGTAGTTCACCACGCCGCGCGCGCTAATCGTGGTCACGCCGTTGGTGTCGCCGGCAAGGGGCGTCACTTCGGCGAAGATCACACAAGCGAGGATGTCGACCTGGCGCGATCCGTCCGTCCAGGTCAGGCGCCAATAGGTTGGCGTGCCTGCGACAAACTTGTCGTAGATCTGGGCGATGGCATCCGTGCCGCCGCTGACGGTGAGCGCGAGCTCGCCGAGGAGCGGAGCGGCAAACGCCGAGTGGCCCGTGAACGAGACAGAGCCGTTCTGGTAGGCGATCGCCTGGTTCGGCGTGGTGATGTCAAGGGACCAGTCGCTCAGGTAGCTGAACGCTGTTCCGCCCGTGATCGCCGCCGTGCCCGATGCGGTGGATGCGGCGTTGACCGCAAAGGCGGTGCCGTCGGCGTAGAAGTACGCCTTCCACAATCGCCCCGCAAGGTTGGCAATGTCGGTCGGAAGTACGTCGGCGAGGACGGTCGTGTCCTTGCTCAACGTCTGCCCGAACGCTTCAATCGTCGCCGAGGTCAAACCGTCTGCCGATGCCTTCAGACCAATCTTGGTCGGGAGAACATAGTTCAGCAGGTACTGCTCGGTCCCTGGGTTGGAGTTGCCGCCCGTCGCCACAAGGGAGAAGGACTTTGGCGCTGGGATTGCCGTCCCCGAAAGGACGAAGTTGTAGTCCCAGACGTTCGCCGTGCCGGCAAGGCCGAGGGCGGTTGCGCCTGCGGTTCCGAGCGCGGTTGGCGTTCCAGCCGTGGCGTTCTGTACGCCGGCAAGCCAGACGGGAAGTTCGTTAACGGGGACGCCTGGCTCGTTCAGAGAGATGGTTGGCATCTTTGCCGTGACCGTGGTGCGCTGCGCGATGCCCTTAACGAGAAGCCCGACGCTGCGGTCGGACTGGTCGTCAACGGTGACGCCTGCGTTGATGTACCCGGTCGGGTCAACCATGAGGCGGCGTCCGCCCGATGTAAAGCTCGGGCTCGTGCCGAAGGTTGACTCACTCTTGAGCACCGCCTTCGACAGGAGAATCGAGCCGCTTGTGATTGCAGCCATGTGCTAACTCCTTCTCCGAGGTGATCCCTCGGCTGTTGATTAACTCCTGCCGCCACCCTGTGGTCGGCGCTTCACCCCAGCTAGGCGCTGGCGTTGTATGACTCGCCCTTCGTTGCCTCAACCGTCACGTCAACGACGACGAGCTCAGAGCCGCCGTAGTCGTCCGTTGCGATGGAGGTGTTAATGACGCTCACCTGGTCAACCAATCCCGAGAGGGTGGTTGCACCGAGGAAGATGTCGCGCAGGGCCGTTCGGTAGGCATGCAGCGCGGGGAACCGACGGGCGAAGTCGGTTGGTGAGCCAAGGTAGAGGCGCACGGTGAACGTGCCGGTGATGATGCGAGACGCTGCGCCGTAGATAATCTGATCATTGCCTGGCAAGACGATCGCGTATGGGAGCACCTGCAAGACGTCGGGCGGTGTGGAGGTGGCGCCGCGAATGGCGGGCACGCCTGCGGGGACGGTGACCGTGGCGACGCGAGTCGCGATGGCGGCGGCGATGCTGGCGTCGTTGTAACTCACTCTGGGGCCTCCTCAGGCATACGCTCATTCT